GGGGAAAGCTTTGCCCACTGTTTTAACGAGATCGCCTTCAATCTGGTTCGCGGACAATTTTCCCAGAACCCGACAGTTCTCGTTAATCGTGACGTTGTTGAGCGTCCCGGAGTTCGCATTCACGTTACCGCTGATATCGGCATTTTTCGCCGTCAGCCGCCCGTCCGGTGTCAGGGAAAATGCCGGAGGATTACCGCCGCTGGTAATGGTGGGAGCCGTCAGATATTTCAGGAACACTTCATTCATAAATATCTGATCGCCCTGACCAACAAACATCGGCTTTGTGTTGCCATTCGCAGGATTAATCATCGCAATCCTGTCTGCCGCCAGCAGCACCTGACTCTGCATTCCTGCTGGCGTATTCTCAATACCGGCACCGATACCCGCAATATAAAGGCGTCCGTCCTGCATCTGCTGCAGTTTCACGGCCCACATGCTGTTCAGGTTATTATTTGTATCAACCTGAACTTTCTGTATCTGCTGGATTGCCGCACTCTGATTTTCCAGTTTTTTATTGACGGTCTGCGTGATTTCATTGCTGACATTCGTAATGGACGTCCTGATTTCAGCCAGGTCCGGCGCAAGCTGACCGTTATCAATCTGCGTCCACAGCTCCTGGGCCAGATGTGTTTTCCCGATTTCTCCTTTGAAAAAATCCAGGTAACCTTCCGCATCATCGCTCGCCCGACCGACAGCCTCCACGAATGCCGATTTGCCAACAGTATTCACACTGCGGATATAAAAATAATAATCATGGCCCGGTTTGATATTGATACTGGCAGCTATCCAGTACAGCGCCGAGCCAAGATAGCGGGCTGCGGTTTCAACCTGCCTGATATCCGCAATCCGCTTTTCCGAGAACCAGAACTCAAACTGTACCGTCGGGTCATAAACGGCAAGATGCGGCGTGGCGGTTATCTGAAAATAGCCCGGCGTCAGCTCAATCCGCGACGGTGCTGCCGGTGCGGCAATCCGGAAGGTGGTGGTGGCAGGTTCACCCTGCTGGCCATAGCTGTTTATCGCCCGCACCGTCAGGGTGTATTCCCCGAGCGGCAGGCCGCTGAAACGGTGCTCCGTGTCTGCGGTGATGGCGGTGGTCACCAGTCTGGCATCCGTTCCCTTACCACTGGTCAGGCGCAGACTGAAGCGCACGCCCTTCACCACCCGCGGCGTGTCCCATTTAGCCTGCGCCAGATACTGGCCGTCAGCTGCACTCACCTCCACCGTCAGGTGCTGTACTGCCGGTGGGATGACGCTGTTCAGGGAACCTGACTGCGGCTCAAAGCGGGCACCGTTATCCACGATGGCTTCTTTTTCCGGTACGTGCTGCACCGCCGTGATGGCAAAGGTGCCGTCCGTGTTTTCCCGGACGGAGACACAGCGGAACAGGCGACGGCGCAGTGACGGCAGGGAGAGTCCCCACACCCCGTATGTCTCCACACCATCAGGCAGGGTACTGACCTGTATCCGGTCCGGCGCGGGGTGTGCGGTGATGTCCACACTCACCGGCTTACCGCTGCCGTTAATCAGGTTCACCGCCGATGTACCTGTCTCCGGCAGGGTAACCTCACGGTCCAGCGTCAGGGTGCGGGTGGCAGCATCAATGGACAGGACACGTCCGCCGGTCAGGGTCCCGGCATAGTCATTATCACAGATTTCAATAATGTCACCGGGTGTGTGCCGCAGCCCCTGAGACCCGAGCGTGAAATCCACCGTCTGCGTTTCCAGCAGTTCGGTCTTTATCACCCACAGTCCGGCACGGTGGGCCTGACCGCGGCTGGTACAGCCGAACGCGTCCATCTTCAGCAGGTTGCGTCCGTAGCGCAGTATGGCTTCCGGGTCTTCCACCAGTTCCGTGGAGGTCTGCCAGCCGTTCTGCGGGTCGGTGTAATTCACCTCCACCGCCGTGTGCCGGTCCTTCAGGGCACTGAAGCTGTAGCGGAATCCCACGCCGTTATCATCCACCACCACATCGCTGTTGGTGTACGGCCACACCACATCCGACGGGCGGTCCTGAACGAACGTCAGCGTCTGGCCGTTCCATACCGGCATACAGCGCATCGCCGAGCAGAAATCACTGAGAACGTCCCACGCCTTACGCTGTTGTGACAGGTACGCATTAAAGGTCATCCGCGGCTCTGTGCCCCCGAAACCATCCGGGACCGTCTGGTCGCAGTACTGCCCGATGGCATACAGCGCCCACTTGTCCACATCCGCCGCCCCCAGACGTTTTCCCATGCCGTAGCGCGGGTGAGTCAGCATGTCCCACAGACACCAGGCCGGGCTGTTGCTGTATGCCGGTTTCAGACTGCCGTCCCAGATACCACTGTACGTGCGTTTTTCCGGGTCATAGTTTGACGGCACCTGGATGATGCGACCGCGGATATGGTAGTTCACCGTCATCTGCTGGCCGCCGAACTGCTCCGCATCCACCTGCAGCCCCACAATGGCCGTGTTCGGGTAGCACTGTTTCACATCGATGATTTCGGTGTATGACGACCACAGCGTCTTATTCTGCAGCTGGTCCGTGGTGCTGTCCGCCGTCTCCCTGACCATCCGGATGTTAAAGGGCCGGGGAGGCAGATTATCCAGAATCACCGAGGCCAGGAACTGTGAGGTGGTCTTGCCGTTAATGGTGACGTCCTTTTCTGTCACCCAGTTACCGTTACGCTGTAACTGAATCAGCAGGCGGACGGATGCCGGGTTACGGTCACCCTTTGAGGTGGTCTCCACCAGTGACTGCACCCCGAAGGTAACCCGCAGGCGGTCAATGTTCGCGGACGTAATGGTGCGCGTCACCGGTTTTGCCTTCGTCACTTCCACGCCCAGTCCGGTTTCAGCTCCGGAGGACTCAAAGCCTTCCGGTGGTGTCTGCTCCTGCTCCCCGGCACGCCAGACCGCGGTCACACCGTGTATCACGGGATTGCCGTCCGTGTCCGTCAGTGGGGTTTTGTTCACCAGAATACTCTGCAGTCCCTTCACCGGACCTTCTATCGGTCCCTCACCAATCGCATCAATCACACTCATCATCTGCGTGGATTTGAGATTATCCTTCGCCTCACGAGGCGTGTGTGCCTTACCGCCACCTTTTCCCATACAGCCTTCCCCTGAATAAATTAACCGCCACTTGCCATTCCGTACAGAAGTCGGATATCCTTCGCCCGAAAAGCATGAAACACATTTCTGCCATGCTAAAGAGAAACCCCGGTATCAGCAGATACCGGGGTTTTCTTTCATGCCCACCGATAATCCTGTTGGTTAAAACCGGTAATGGCATAAAAATTCTGAATATCTTCACATTTTCACACACTGACTGTGGCGCTTATAATTTCGCTGCGTTAGTGTTTTTTTGCCCGAGTAACAAAAACAACTCCTTAACATTGATCTTCATTTGTCTGTCCCCGCAGCTCCGCGATCACTGCGGGATTTTTTTATGTTTTATCCCTGTCGCCCGACAACCACGACCGTTCCGCCCCCGCCTTCATCACGGGTGCTGATGTCCTGGGATATACGGCGGGAGCCAACCAGCATTTCCCCGTAAGGCACCGGCATCGGGTTCCCCTGGGCAATCATGTTATCCAGCGAGGAAAAGTACGTGTTCTGTCTGCCGTTATCCGTTGCGCGGTAATCCGGTGTTTTTGCCTTCGGGGCCAGCATCTGGGCCACACCGCCCAGAATCATGCTGGCTCCAAGTGAAAACAGCATCGTGGTGGCAGAAAAACCACCGGCTGCCAGGGCTGAACCCCATAACGCCATTGATGCCCCGGCAGTGAAGAAAGAGCCCACGATGGCTGCCGCCCCCAGCACAATCTGCAGTCCACCCTTTCCGGCCCCGGCCAGTCGCGGCACAATGTGGATGACCGTTCCCTCACCCAGCTGTTCGTGAAGACGGGCGTACACCGCCTCCGGTGCCGTGTCATAACCGGCAATACGTATCTGGTACCAGCCTTCGTTCATCTGACGGCGAAAGCCCGGCACCTGTAACGACAGCGCCCGGATGGCTTCCGCTGCCGTGTTCACATACAGGCTGAGGCGGCGGCCAAATCGTTGCAAATCCCCGTGAAGGCAGATGCGTGCCAGTGGCGGTGACGCCAGACAGAATGCGTTCGTCGTTGCCATTTTTCGGAATACCTCTCCCGTTTACTCAGTTGTTCAGGCAGATGGTGAAGCAGCTCACCGTTGCCGCAGTAAATGGCGGCATGGTTCGGTACCGAAGCACCAAAGCAGCACAGCAGAATATCGCCCGCCTGTGCAGAGGACAGGGGCACCCGGTAAAAGCCGGTGACCGCCATATTGTCCAGGTAAAGGTTCTGACCGTTGCGCCACCAGTCATCCTCGCGATGAAAATCCGGCATTTCAGTCCCCGCCAGATGATAAGCATCCCGGAACAGCGTGTAACAGTCCGTCACCCCGTGCTCAAAGCGCCGTCCTGTCAGATGTGGCACACAGCGGAATTTGTGAATGTCACCCCGGCAGACCAGCCACCAGGGCAGTGCGCTTTTTATCTGCAGCCGCCGGTCAGCCTCGCTCAGCCAGGGCAGCCCACCGGGATGACTGTGGACCAGTGCCACAATCTCCCCCTGCATCTCTGCCCGCAGCCAGTCTTCCGGTGCGATACGAAAATACGCCTCCGGCTCTGCAGAAATATTCACACAAGGGATATACCACTCCCCCTCCGGCGTGCTTATCACGAAGCCGCACGACTCCGCAGGCACACACCGCCGGGCATGCGCCAGAATCGCTGATTCTGTCTGTGTCATTGGATTTACTGCGAAAGTTTGTTAATGGAAAGGAAACCGCCAAAATTAGCCACCATGCCGCGCATCTCACACCCGCGCATGCACTTGCTGCATCTGTCCTTACGGATATCGGTGGTGGGTTTATCGAACTCATCCGCCACCGCAGGACCGTTATACCCGCATTCATCTCCCCGGTAATCCCACATACAGGTGTTCGCCAGCATGATGCGACCGGGAAACAGCGCCCCATCCGTCTCGGTCGGTGTAGCCAGCACAAACGAGGCCGTCATGGCTGTCAGCTGCGACATCTGCTCCACCACCCAGCGGTCACTCAGCTCCTGCTCCGGGTCCGCCTCCGGATTGCCCGCAACGAAATTCACCGCATCCAGAAAACGGGCATACACCCGGCGGCGGACCACCGTGGCCCCCACCAGACTCTGCAGGTCCTCCGCCATCCCGGTGACAAGGCCAAACAGATTGGACACCGTCAGCGACGGGCGGGCACTGCTGCCCCGGCCGTTCATCTCAAAGCCGCTGCCGTCAATCGGGTATGCCTCATACTTACGCCCCTGCCAGGTGACCGGCTCCCCTTTTTCATTCAGCTCATTACAGAAAAAATACCGCTCACCACCCTGTACCGTCAGGTCGATTTCCCAGAGTACCACCCGCGGTGACTGCTCTGACTTAACCGACTCGTTCAGACTTTCTTCGCGAATATCCTGCATCAGTTCACCACCTGCTCAATCGTACAACTGAAATCACTGTACCTGGCGTTATCTGTGACGCTCCACTCCCGGCACACCACCCTCACCGTCCGGTTATGTTTCGGCGGTCGCCACAAAAAGGCACGGTAACCACCATGCCAGGATAAAAATTCATCCAGCCAGCGCCGGGTTGGTTCATCCGTCACCCGGAACACCGCCTGAAACGTCTTCAGTCTGGCATTAAGTCCCGTCGGTCGGCGCTGTTCATAACCGTCACCAAACCGAACCCTCACCACCGACGGTTTCTCACTCACCTGCATCCCTTCACGCGGGACCAGATGCAGCGTTTTTATCTCAGCCACTCAGCATTCCTCCGTCACGTCGCATGGACAGCATCACCGCCTGCACCCGCTGGTCAATCAGCTGCACAAGACTGCCTGCCGCCTCCGCCCCTATCTGTCCGTTAGCCCCGTCATTCTGAATGGCGATGTGGTAGACCGGGGAATACACCAGACCGGCACTGCCGTTCATACTGCCCACCGCGCGTACGCCCAGCGAGCCATCCGCCGCCCGGGTCAGGGGCATAATGGCTTCAGGTCCGGCTTCCCCCATCAGCCCGGCCCCTTTTGCAAACGCAAAGTACGTGGGCGTGTCCACAATGCTGTTGCTGTACGCACTCAGGTTTGCCGAGGTATACACGCCGCCTTTTGCATTGGCCACCGCACCGCCCAGCCAGTCACCAATGCTGCCAATAAATCCTCCCGCACCGGACATACCGTTTGCCGCCGTCTTAATTCCGTTGACAATCGCGGCATTCATAAGAACTTTTGAGATTTCCTGCAGTACGGATGAGGCCCAGTTGCGCCATTCCACTTTGTTTCCGTTCAGCATCTCCGTGATGTTATTCACCATCCCTGAGATACCCTCCGTCGCAAGCTGTGCTGCCTGTGAAGCGTAATCGGATGCATTGTCCACCCAGTTACTGAGCCCCTCCTGCAAGCCTTTCTGCCAGTCCGCACGCTGCGCATCCGATTCGTATTAGACGTCAACTAGTTTTGCCGACTCGCGCCAACTATACTGGCCGCACCCT